GTATGGACCTGTCTGGAAACGTGACTGGTCCTTTGGTTGGCACACCGACAGGCAAGCTGCTGGTAAAAGATTGCGAGGGATTTGTTACCAAAACAAAAGGCACGGCTGTCATAGCTACAGGCACGAGTAGCATTGTCGTAACCCATGGCCTTGGCGCAACTCCGGCGTCCAAGGAGTTGATCAAGCTGAGTTTGGGGACTGACCTTGGCGCGGCGGGATTGTCTCGAATGTTGTGGGTGTCGGCAGTTGGCGCAACGACATTCACGGTCAACTCTCACGTCAATACCACGGGAAATTACACGTTTGGTTGGGAGGCTGAGGCTCTTGATGCTTAAAACAATGCAACCCCGCACTCTAACCCCGTGGCAATCTGCAGCCATGACTGCGCAGTGCATCCGGGTGACGTACCCCGACGATGTGACGCCTGTAGAGAAGGAACGCCGATGCCTGAAACTATAGCTAGTCAAGTCGCCGCTTTGACCGCCATTTTGCAGCGGATGGAGCAAAGGGCGGACGAAGATCGAAAGGCGCTGGCTCACGACAGGGCTAACGCTGAAATGACTCGCTATGCCGTGTCGGCGGCGCTTGTGGATATAGGCCACAGCCAAGCGGCTATGGTGCGGCGGCTAAACAAGATCGAACCTATCACCGATCTGGTTACGTCGGTCCGCAGCAAGGTGGTAGGCGGCGTCATGGTTTTAGGCGTTCTCGGTGGCATCGCGTGGGGCGGCGTCTTGTTTTTTAAGGAGGTAATCGTGGGGTGGTTTCAATGATCAACAAAGCATCACTTGATCTGATCAAGGAGTTTGAGGGGTTCCGCGCGAAGGCGTACAAAGACCCCGTAGGGATCTGGACAATCGGATATGGCACTACGGCAATGGCAGGCGTCGGCATCGTCCCTGCGGCGGGGATGGTGATCACCGAGGCGCAGGCGGAGGGCTACCTGATGGCCGCTGTGAACAAGTTTGGCGCTGAGATTGAGCCACTGTTGAAGCGCCTGGCCACGGAAAATCAGTTCGGCGCAATGGTGTCGCTGGCCTACAATATCGGCCCGGCGGGGTTCAAGCGGTCGTCTGTCCTGCGGCGGTTCAACGAAGGCGATGATCGCTTGGCGGGTGCCGCGTTCCTAATGTGGAACAAAGCGGGCGGGCGAGTGCTGGCAGGGCTTGTGCGGCGACGGGAGGCGGAACGGGTGCTGTTCATGTCTGGGGCTTCGTCTGTGCCCGTGCCCACCAGTCCGCAAGTGCCCGCACCGCCCGCGCCGGTCGCGCGGGGCTTCTGGGCGCGGCTCATGACAATGATATTCGGAGGGCGAGGCTGATGGATTTTTTCCCGATTGCACGCATTATCCTGCGCTACGGCGTGGGGTATGTGATCGGCTCTGAGGCGGGCGCGGCGCTGGCAATGGATCAGGACATTGTGGTGATCCTGGCGCTTGGCATCGGCGCGCTTGTCGAGGCTGGCTATGCCTATGCCAAGTCGCACGGGGGCAAGACATGACGCCTGTAAAAATCATTGAAGGATCAGGCCGCCCCGCCAAGCTGGAAATATGGAGGGATGCGGAGTGATATGGGCACTGGTCCCTACATGGCTCAAGCGCGCGCTGGCGTGGGCAGGCGTGGCCTTGGCTGCTATCGGGGCGGCATGGGTAGGCGGGAAGCGCAGCGGCGCTGTGAAGGCTAAAACCAAGGGCCTGAGCGATCAGGTCGAAGCATACGAGGTGCGCAATGAGGTTGAAAATCGGATTGCTCGTGACGATGATGCTCGTCAGCGGCTGCGTGAGCGGTGGGAGCGGCAAGAGTAACTGCGCCGGGTGGAAGGCCATCCCGCTTGACCGGGCGTCTGTGGACGGGCTGACGGACCGTGACGCGGTGTCGATCCTTGCGCATAACCAGTTCGGTGCGGCGCGAGGCTGCTGGTGATCATCCTAGCCGCAACGGTTTGCATGATAGTCGAGCCGCCGGTGGTCATTTGCCGCACTGAGGTTTTCCGCACAGAGCGCACTGTCGAGGCGTGCGCGGCTATGCTGGCCCCGGTTCACGCTTGGCTGATCGAAGCCACGGTTGGTCTGCCGGTAGTCATGGTCGGTGTGGCGTGCAAAGGCGGGCTTGTGGTTTGACATCCGCCCGACCCTGATCCCCGCAGCCGACCACGCGGCCAGAGCCTTGGCGATCATCGGTTGTGAGGGGCGCGCGGCGGGCATCAGGGCGTGCCGTTCGCGAGGTCGAGCAGCACGTGAGCGTGGCAGTCTTCGCCGATTCCGCACCAGCAGCCGAGGTCGTGGCTGCGCAGGGTGTGCAGGTTGGCATTGATGTGGTCGAAGTTGGCGCGCAGCAGTTTGCGAACTTCGGCGCGACCGAAGTTAGTGAGTGTGGCGGGCAGCATCCATGCGTCGAACCAGCAACCGTCCATCCCACGCATGAACAGGTAAGCCGCGTCGGTGTTGGTCAGAACACGGCCGATCTTTGACCCTGACACGTTGTAGGTCGGCAACCAGAACCCGCCCGGCGCGTTGACCTTCCATGGGTTCCCGAAGGGCGTTGTCCGATCAACGAAAATGCCGCCCTCGGGCTTGCGCCATCCCTTGGTGCGCTGGCGTTGGAATCGCTCAGGCATTGGTCGCCTCATCTTTCAGCCGCTGTAGGCGGATCGCGTGCCGCATCATTTCGGCGTTCATTTCGGTTATGCGCCACGGTTTCTTGCTGGTCGGGTCGATGCCTTGCGGCATTATATTCACGGCTAGGCACATTTCAGTCATTTCGCGGTCGCTGATCCGGCGCATGGCGTCTGCCACGGTTAGGGGGCTGGCCGGGTCGCGGGTGGGGTGGGTCATGGCGTCTATCCTTTCCTGATGGCTGCGGCGCTTGAATGGCGCTTAACCGCAGCCTTTGTCATTGTTTCACCACAGAATTGGCAAAAGTAGTATTTACCGCCATCAATCGAAATTGGGGTGTGCCTGTTTCCATTGTTTGCATCACACCCGCCGATTGCGACTTTGAGTTCGATGTCCATCGCCGTAACCAGCGCCTCGGCTTCACGCTGCGCGGTTCGGGCGGCGTCACGTTCCGCCACCAGCGCGCGAAGGGTGGCGCTGATGTCTTCGGATGCGTAGCACCATGGCCCATCCCCCATCCGTTGAATCGCCTCTGTGCTGGTGTCGATCATCTGTGTCTCCTAAAAGCCCCCGACGACACAGCGCCGCCGGGGGGAGTTCCAACAGGGAGGATGCGCGTAGGCTCCGGCGCGCCCGGGGTGGGGTGGGTATCTTCCGGGGCGTGGCCCCATTGTGTGGCGATGGCGATCAGCACTCGCATTCTTCACCCTCCGTCCAGTTCATTTCGATTTTCACGTTGCCCGCATCGTGCGTAACGCTGATGCGGCTGCATTTTCGTGTCGGGTTCGCCGCGATCCATTCGGCAAGCGCGGCGCGGGCAACGGCGTCAGCCTCGGAGATGTCAACGCAATTGGTTATTTCAGCCAACGCATCCCGCAGCGCAGCCTCCCGCGCGACGGCGGCGGTGATCCAGTCAGCGGCATCTATCGGGGCATCATCAGCACCCAATTGCCCGCTCGGCGCCATGCGGCACCAACTCTTATCCCGCATCCGCGCGACAAGTTCATTCGGTGTCTCGGTCATGCCGTCACCGTCGCGGGCGTGACGTTCGGCGCGGCGTTGTCGGTCAGCGCGTCAATCTGCGCCATCATCACCCGCAACTGCCTAGCGTCGGGGTGGTCAAGTCTGTTGGCCTGGCGCAGCGCGGCGTAGCCCGCATTGCACATCGCTTGCAGGGCGGCGTGGTAGGTCATGCTGCCACCACACGCGCCGGGGGCAGCATGACCCACACGCCGCCGCAAAGGGTGGCGTCAAGCGGCGGCGGAAGAACCGGAACGGGCGTCGGGTCGGGGAAAAAATGGCGCATCGGGCTTCTCCTGTGTGGGTGATTAAGCGGCGGCGATCAGCGCAAGCAGAGTGTCGCGCTGGCGAAGCCGGGCGGCATCGGCGACGGCACGGGCGGCATAGGTGGCGGCACGGGCGGCATCGGCGGCACGGGCGGCATAGGCGGCACGGGCGGCACGGGCGGCACGGGCGGCGGCGACGGCAGGCCATTCTTGGCCGCTGGCCAGCTGATCCATGCCCGCGATAACCGGATCAATTACAGCCTGCACCGCTTCTGTCGTCGGGGGCAGCGCCCGCAATTCAGCGGCGAGAAACGCCCAATGAACCCGGCTCAAGTCCTTACCGTCGCGGCCAACCGCATCCGGCAGCGCAGCAAAAAATGCCTTGCCCTCAGCATCGGGCAGCGCCTCAAAGATACCTTCAGCAATGCGCAGAACGGCAACGGGCAAGCCAAACCGCTCAAATGCCGGTGCGGGATCGTTCGAATGTGTCAGGCAGCCGATAAAGCAGCCCTTGCCGCCAACGTCGCTGTCGCCAGCCATCCAATACGATCCGCGCACCAAGGCATCGGCGGCGATATGCGCAGAAACTTCGGCGCGCAGAATGTCAGTGTTGCGAGTGAGTGTGGTCATGTCAGTCTCCCTTGTGTGTGTGTGGTGGCCTGCCCGCGTGGGGCAGGGGTTACAACGGGCGCATAAAGTCACGGCCACGGATCATCTCCAACTCCCGCCAAAAGAAGGATCGGACAAGAGGCTGGTGACGCAATGCGCCCCGCGTCTTCAGGATCATGCGAAGGTCTGCCTTGAAGCGGTCCATTGTAATTGGCTGCATATTGGCAGTCTTGATTGTGCGTGTCATCTCAGTCTCTCCCATCCGCGTGCTTGCGGTATGACCTGACATTGCACCGCCGCGCCGGGCAAGTCAACAGCCGTTTACGCTGTAGCGCAAGTTTATCGCGCTTGACGCTAACGGCTTGGCGGTGTAGCGTTGCCCTATGGAAAACATCACACACATAAAAGCATGGCTGGCGCGCAACAAGCGCAGCGCCTCATGGCTAGGGCAAGAGATCGGCCTCGGCACTTCGCAATCGGCGGATATCGTCGCCGGTCGCAAGCACCCTTCACTTGCCCAGCGCATTGCCATTGAGGTTATCAGTGGCGGCGCAGTCGGGCGCGATAAATGGACAGTCACATGACCCCGCACGGCGCGGTTGGCCGGGGGGATTGGGAATGTGGTTGATAGCTTGCGAGTATTCGGGCCGGGTGCGTGACGCATTCTTGGCGCAAGGCATCGACGCGGTAAGCTGCGACCTGCTGCCGACTGAGGTTGACGGGCCGCACATTCAAGGCGACGTGCGCGACCAGCTTGGCCGCAAGTGGACCGGCATTATCGCTCATCCGCCATGCACTAGGCTTTGCAACAGCGGCGTTCGGTGGCTGGCAGAGCGTGACCTGTGGGCCGACATGCGCGAAGGCGCGGCGTTCTTCATGGAGTGCCTGCGCGGCAATGCTGAATTTGTCGCGGTGGAAAACCCCGTCATGCACCGATATGCCCGCGATATTGTCGGCTGCGGTCCATCGTTCACGGTGCAGCCATGGCAGTTTGGCGACCCGGCAAAAAAGCGCACTTGCTTCTGGACGCGGGGCAACCTGCCGCCATTGGTGCCGACCAGCACAATGACCGCCGCAGATGCACGGGCCGACTGCCACCTTGCCAGCCCTGGGCCGGATAGGTGGAGGCAACGCAGCCGGACGTATCCCGGCATCGCAAACGCAATCGCAAGCCAATGGGGGCAAAGCTATGATCCGCACAGCCCCAGCCCTACTCGCAACATGCACCAATGAAATTCGCCGGGTAGCTCAGCGGTAGAGCTGTCCGCTCATAACGGATTGCGCGCAGGTTCGATCCCTGCCCCGGCGACCATAGTTTAACCAATCCGCCCCCAGACAGTAAAAAGCCCCCGGTTTTACGCGGGGGCCTTTGCTTTACATCGGCGGCTGATCCTCGTCCGGTGGTAGCGCGTTGTCCGCTTCCCACACCGCAACCCGGCGTTGGCACTCTGGCATGATGTCCCGCACCGCGTCTCGGCTGGCCTTGCCGTAATCGCTGTTCCACCAGATGCCGAACGCGGCCTTGCCTTGATCTGCGGCGGCAAGGGCGGCGGCTTGGGCTTCTGGGTCGCGGGCAGGCAGTTCGGGGTCAGATACGCGCAAGACTTGCACCTTGTGCGGCGCGCGGTTTTGCTTGGTCATCGTCAGCATCATCGTCATGTCTTTGTCGATGTGGCTTAGGTGGCTGATCCTGATGCCACCGACCGCCATGCCGCCCCACTTGACCGCAGGGTCACGATAGAGCGTCATGCTGCGCCCGGTGTACGCCTTGCTGTCCGGCCCCCATGCAGCGACGATCACGCGGGACATGGACTTGCAGGGGCGAAACACCTTGGTGCTGCCGTCAAACGACATGCTGACCGGCTGTTCCGTGCCGCCCTGCACCAAGACACTTGCAACACGGATCGTCATAGGGCCGCTGATCAGGTCATCCGCGTTGATCTGGTCACTTTTCGGCGTGATAACTGCGGTCATGTCGCTCATACCATCATCTCCTGCTCCACCGTCCGCTCCGTCTCGATCCGCACCGGCATTGCGTCCAAGGCCGCGCGATACGCCGCACGGTTCTCGGCAATCTTCATCTCGAAGTCTAGGGCGGCTGCGATGATCGACTCCTGCATTTTCCGGTCGGGAAGCACCCGCTGCACAAACATCGGCAGCCCGCCGCTGTAGCTGATGAAGTCTACCCACGCGCGCCCCGTCACCAGCAGGCCGGTTTGCAGTTGCAGCGCGTATTCCTCCGGCACTTCACCCGTGGCGATGGTCTGGACCTGGTATTTCTGGCGGCGCGACTTGACCTCGATCAAGCCATCATCACCCACCAAGCCATCAGGGCTGTAACCGATGGTAAAGCCCCATTCTTCATTGGTCACAAAGCCGACTTCCTGCACCGGCGCATGGTGTTGCGCATACAGGTCGCGGGCCGTGATCTCATCAGCCCAGCCCCTCAGCATGTCATCGCCGATGTATGTCGGTTCGACATAGCGGCTGATGCGCTGTGCCAGCAACTCGAACACATGCGCGCGGGTCTTTTCGTTGTTCGCCACCTTGAGTGTCGGGGTCAGCAGCAGCTTCATTTCCGATGCCGTGATCAGGCCGCAACGGGCGGCAAGCCAAGAATCAGAACCTTGGGTCAGGTCGTTGTGGTATGTGATGGTCATTTTACATGCTCACTTTGCAATGGGGGATGCGGCCTTCGATCAGGGCATCCGCGATTAGTTCAGGCGTTGCCTTGCCGGTCATGGTGCGCAATGCCTCCGCAATGTCGCGGGCTATCTTGGCGCGGTGGTTTGCGTCGGCTTCGCGTTTGGCGCGCGCATCAGTTTCGGCCTTGGCCTGCAATGCGATGCGGTCGCGTTCGGCTTGGATAGCCATAGCCTGCTCAATGCCTGCGGCGACAAGCGCGGCTTTGTGTCTGGCTTCGTCGTCAGTCCGCCGCTTTGCCGCCGCCTGTTCCGCAGCCTCCACCGCCGCTAGCTTGTCAGCCTCAATCTGTGCGGCGCGCGCGGTGGCAGCTTTCTCTGCCGCAATCCGATCAGCCTCATCACGATCCGCTTTCTCCTTGCCAGCCCGCGCATCTTCGGCCGCAACCCTATCCGCCACCGCCCGCACCCTGTCAGCCTCGGCGCGGACTTCTGCCGCCGCGCGCAACTCTGCCAACTCTGCCGCGTCCTTGTCGCGCTGCACCGCTGCGGCATACATTGTGCGCAGTCCGGCCAAGCTGGCTTCTTTGGTGCTTGTGGCAAGGTCAAACGTCGCGCCAAAGTCATCACCGATCACGATAGCCTTGATGCACTCGGCGGCGTTTCGGATTGTGTCGGGTGTTTCCATGCCGGTGATGCCGTGATTGCGCAAGTCCGACAAGGTTTTCTTAATCCGTTCGGCGCGCGCATCTTCTGCCGCCTCCCAATCGGTCAGGGGTTTGCGCGCCTCATCCCTAAGCGCGTCAAGCCGGTCGCGGATCTTCTTGCGGGCGGCGTCAACAGCGGCAATGGCCTGTTTCTGATCCTCGGTCAGTTTCTTGCCCGCGTTGTCCAGTGCGGTCTTGGACTGGCTGACCTTGTAGGCCAGAGATGCAATGGCTTTGCGGCCCCTGTCTGTGGTCAGGTCCGGCGCGTGTGACCGGACCTCGGCCTCGATGCGCGCAAGGATAGGATCAATCTGCGCGCCCCCATCCTTGAACATGGCGACGATATCCGCGCCGCCCTCGGTGATCAGCGCAAGGTCTGTGGTCATCTCTCTCTCCATTGGGTTGACGTGTGGGTACGGTACAGCGCATAGTGTGGTAACGTCAATAGAAAATGTGGGTACAATGGAAAACCGGGATCAGTTTGTAAAGCTGCGCATGACGGCACAAGAGCGCCAGTCAGCGCAGGATACCGCGCGCAATGGCGGGTGGAAAAGCCTGTCGGATATGGTCAGGGTGATGGTTGCCCGAGCGCAATCCGAACAGCCTCAGCCCCAGACCGCGCCACCCCGGCCCGACCGCCCTGCCGAATAACGGCAGCGATGAAATTAAGCTGCGCCGTGGTCGGCTGGCCTAGCGCAGTCTTGCATTCTATTGCGGCAAAGATGCCCCCAGGCGCGATGCATATCAGGTCGCTGGACCCCACGCACAGCCCGAACCGCACAAGCCTTCCTTGGCGATCCGGCAGAACGCCGGTGTTTTGCCGCCATGCCAAACAGCCCGCCGCTGACAGCGCCATGAGGCATTCGTTGAGGACGTTTGCCTCTTTCTTGTGACGGGGCTTATCCATTTGGCCACAGCCCCCCGCGCGGGCTGACAGTCCGCTTGGCGATCACCAGGCATTGCCCGTCGCGCTTGACCAGACGCACATCATCAGCGGTGAACGCCTGCGCCCTGATCCACAGCCGCGCGTCTGACACGCCCGCCTCGCTGTCGTCAGTGGCAAGAATGATGGTGTCAGCGGGGATCATATTAAGTCCATCCGCTCTTGCACGGGCGCGGCTTGTGCTGTTGCGATCCGCTTTTCAGCAATGGCAAAATATGTTGGATCGAGTTCAATTCCGATAAAGCTGCGCCCTGTATTAATGCACGCTACACCCGTGGTTCCGCTGCCCATAAAGCAATCCAGCACGGTTTCGCCGGGGTTTGACCATGACAGAATGTGGTCTGTGGCAAGTTGCAGGGGAAATGGTGCAGGGTGCCCTGACCTGTCGCTACCAACGGAGTATTCCCATATTGCCGTCTTGTATTTTGTCGGATGTGCAGCCCCGCCAGAGTGAAACTTTTTTGTGGTTCCATCAACCTGTCTCTGATTGGACCCGCCAACTATTCCTTTTGATGGTATCCGAATAGCTGAAAAGGTTTTAGGCTTGCCCTTGCTGAAAATAAACATAAACTCAAAATTGGGCTGATACCTATTTTGGTGATTTGGTACGGGGTTTTTCTTTTGGTAAATCATCGTATCATGCAGTCGGAACCCACATTCCATTGCCCAAAGAGCTTGCTTAAAACTTGTGCCAGTTTCACTGCCATTGATGGTCGCATCGGAAACCACCCAGACCACCACGCCACCGTCCGCAGTCACACGGTAAAGGTCAGCAATGACAGCCCGCCAAACGTGTTCGCCCCATTGGTCGTTATTGCCGTTATATGTGCGCAAATTGTCATACGGCGGACTAGTCACCGTAAGATCAACAGACCCGTCCGGTATGCTTTGCATCACGTCCAAGCAATTACCCAAGTGTAGCATGTCGCTTTGCCTCCCTCGCCCGGAACACATGATGCGCCCATGCTGGTTTCTTGCCGGTGCGCTGTGCCAGGCGCAGCAGGTCGTCAAGCGTCTGGCTACGGCCCTGATCTTGGCGGGCGGCGATCCTTGCACGCTCCGCCGTTTCCCTGTCGATCTCCTGCAACTCCCCGTCAACCTCATCAACCATGCGGCTCATAACCGGATAGACAAAGCCGCAGTTTGGGCACGATGGCGCGGGGCGATGCACAAACCCGCACCCGCCTTCCGCAATGCTGCATTGCCGGACTGGCTCCGTTCGCTCAGTCGGGCCTTTGCGCTTGCGGGCACCATCGAGTGACCAATCGCGCGGGCTGTCGGGAAAACCATGCTCGCGCCAGTTGTTCGAGTGGTCCAGCATGATGCTGGGCACCGGCCCGGCCCGCAACGCGCGCCCCCACACCTGAAGCTGCAACGGCAGGCTCTTGCGGGGGCACATATCCGACAAAGCCTCGACCCTGACATCCATGCCCGCCGCCTGCGCCAAGTCAAAGCCGAACGTCAGCAGCGCCACATTTATCAGGACCGTGTACTCACGCCGTGCAAAGCCCGCCACGATGCGCTTGCGTGTCGGGCCGTCCATGGTGCCATCTATGGTCATGGCGGGCACGCCTTGCCCCTGAAACGCGGCCTGTATCAGTCCCGCGTGCTTGCGGCTGGTGGCGAACACCACGCACAGCTTGCCGGGCGCGGTTTCCTGGTAAGTTCGCACCGCGTCACCGATAATTGCCGCCTCCCCCTCCATGAAGCTGGCAAGCTGAGATTGCACATATTCCCCATCGCGCGTCGCCACCCGGCTCAGGTCCGGGGCGCTGGGGCCGTAGTAGCGATATTGCGACAGGCGACCGAGCGCCATCAGGTCGGCAACCGGCAATCCCTGCTCCATGTGGTCATACCATTGCCCCATGCCCTTGCCGTTGTTCTTGAGCGGCGTGGCAGACAGACCGACGCCATAGGCACCGGCATCCTTTGCCCACTGGATAACGCTTTCCAATTCCGCGCCGCCATAATGG